GCACGTGTCGGCTTCCAAAACACCATTTTACCAATATGTCAAAGAACTCTTCTCTGTTGTTCCCAGTCTCCCTTCAAGGGCAGGCTCAAAGACCGGACTGGGTGCCGGATAACCGACGGTTTGGTTTGACTTTAGTGAGGGTTATGATTTAGCAGCGGTGCAAATCAAGTTAGCTATTGTAGAAATGGATTTGACACTCTCCGCCAATTCGTAGTTTTTAGCATCTACTTTTCTCCACCAATCCTCATACATAGCTCTTTCTTTTCTTAGCTGTTCATTCTCTTTCTTCAGTTCCTCTACTTGTTCTTCAAGAATCTGCTCACGTGATTTCTTTTGTTCTTCCATGATTATTGTATAAATTGATTAATCTCCGACATAATGTGCACCGTAATGAGTACTATTTGAGTTGTAGTAAGCAGAAGCGGGAATACTGAGGTTATTGTATCCCTCATGTCTTGTAGCTTTAGCCGCTTTGTTCATTACCTCGTTTCTTTCTGATAAGAATTTATCCGTTCTTGCTTTCATGGCTTCCTGTGAGAAATTTTCTTGAAGTTTAGCAAGTCTCCAAGTAGCTTTCAGAACCTCTCCAAAAGTTTTTCCCTGCTTCTTGCCTGAATACTTATAGGTTCTATGAGCATTTCTCATTATTTCGGATAAATCAAATCGTTTCATGTCTGTCACATTTATAGAGTTTCACATTTGTTTTATCAATCAATTTTTGTATGTTTGTATGATTGATTGATTTATGATGCAAATATATCCTCAAATGTGGATATATAAAAATTTAAAACCTACTTTATATCCCCATTTGTGGATATTTAACTTTTGATTGATTATGATAAACAGAATTAAAGAAGTAATAACCTATTCAGGGCTATCAGAGAGGGGATTTGCTATTAAGTGTGGATTAAAGCCCACAACTATTAATAATCAACTGATAGGAAAAAGAGAAATTAGCCTTGCAACAATAATAGCAATTTCATCCTCATTTGAGGAAATTTCCGCAGAATGGTTGTTAAGAGGAACTGGTTCCATGCTCATTCAAAAAGAAGAAACAGAACCAGGAATGGACAAATTGAAAAGTATTGTATATACCATAGCCAATTTGCAGGATGAAATCAATGAGAAGACAATGCTTACCCAACGGCTTTTGGAAGAAAACCAAAAATTAAAGGGTGAACTGGCTATGTTGAAGAATGAACGAAATATAGGATAAATATATATGTATGAAAAAGACTTTTTTTATACTACCCCTTTTATTAGTACTGATATTTAGCTCATGTTCTGATGACAGTATTAACTTAGCAGGAACAACATGGACTTCTACAAAAGATTGGTATGGCAAAACTCGATTGTCGTTTGAAGAAGGAACTCCTTATTTAAGACCTTTCTTTGCTATATCTTTTGGTTTAAAATCTTTCACAATATATAATGTTGCAGATGATAATGAGGATTTAGAATATGAATGGAAAGAAACGGTATCAGGTAAATACTCTATAAATAACAATATAGTGAATCTAATAGTAGAAAAAGACAACTTAACAATTCCCTGCGAAATAGAAAAAGATATAATGTATTACAGTGATACTAGAATGAAACTATATAAACAATAGAATAAATATTTTTTTCAATTATGCGCTCAATTAGAACTGTACCCCCAAAAGATGAAAGAGAATATCCTTTAGTTATAACAGCTGAAGAAAAGGATAAAGTATTAAATTATATTTTGGTTGTAGCAAACGGGAAAAGAACAGCTAAACTAAATTATAAAGATATACCAGACCTTAGGATCAGTAAAGAACAATATGAAATAGTTTTAGAGGAGTTCAAAAATAGGAGATTTATTGACTATAAAGGATATGGTATTGAATATCTTACGTTGAATTTTGAAATATTCAATTTTGCAGAAAAAGGGGGATTCACTGTTGAAAGAGACTTATATATATTAAGTTTTGATACATTTCAAATGCAGCTAGAACGATTAGAAAAGGAGTTAAGCCCTGATACAGCAGCGAAAGTTGATGATGTTGTCGGAAAAGCCAAAAATATAACTGAACTACTGATAGGGCTCTCTGCTCTAGCTGAAAAAATGAATCTCTAAGATTTATTATCAGGATCAGTTAATAGGAACTCCAATATAGAAGCTGCACGAAGCAGTCTTGAAGCATATAGAGTTGCATCTGCATCCGGGTTGTATTGATAACGCCTAGTCTGAAACTTTTTAAAAGTAACAAAGCCACTAGACATATCATTAGCAAGTGTTTTCAAGCTTGATATAGTTTCTTTTACATTTTGGTCATAAGACATTTTTATACGCATACGAGCGGAATCATCCACTTTTGCACAACACTGGGGATAAAAGGCTGTCGCATTATCTTCTTTAGAAGATTGTTTTTTACTTATCCTTCTTAGGACATTTTTTAATAACGATTTCATAAACGCACTATTTTAGTTTGACAATGCGCAAATATAATATTTAAAGTAATATAAAATATGAAATATAGAAATCTTGATAGTACATAAAACATCAAATGGTCGAATTATGGTCGAACCATAAAAAAAAGCAGGACTATATAATTGATATACAGAATATACAACTAGATTTCCAAAAATGTGTCTAGTTTAGTTTTTGTGTTGAAATGGCTTCCTCGTCGGCGGACGAACAAGGAAGCCATTTTATGTATATATACTAACTATTTATATATCGTTTCGAACTTCTTTTAAATAGTAATCCACCCCTTTTATTCCACTTTTTCTTTGTTATCAGTACTTGATTGATTAATACTATTATCTATATATTTTTTCAACTTAAACAAAAAGACTAGAGATGTTATTGAAATCATTATGGCTGCTCCACAAACGATATTCTCAATAGGATCACCCAGCTTTTCAATAACATATTTAATTATATAGCTCATAACAGCAGATCCTATAATTATACAGCTGAAAGATTTCTTAGATATTAAAGGTCTCATATGATTTGAATTTAATTATTAAAATATCTCCATACTAGTTCTAAACCCTTTACGACGGATTTACAATTACACACATTTAATCCCTTAATTCAAAAAAATATTTCCACTACATTAAATATTAATCAATATTATACTAAATGTTCAGTATTTGAATATACTTGGTTTTTATTTATTGTCCTTAATTTAGCGGAATACAAATATATTTGCAGAAAATATTCATTATTTTCCCTAACTTTGCAGTGACAAATCTCACCAAAATGGAATTCGACGTAGAAGAACTAAAGAAAGCACTAATAGAGAAGTGCGAGAGTGAAGGTATACTGTATGCAATGGTTGCGATAGACCGACGTACGAAAGAAGTTATTCTTCCCGATACACTACAAGGAGCTTTGAAACATCCGGAATACCTTGTGTGTACTTGTAAGAAGGTGGAAGACAAATATATAGTGGAGGAGATCACGAAAACGTAACTCTCCTCCAGTCTTTTATGTTTTACTCAGCAAGTAGTCCGCTAAGCAAATCGTTGTCTTGCAGATAAGGATTTATGTTACCTGTTGTTTTAGTAGCTCTGTTTTGAATTAATGTATCTCTTTACTCGCATCCCCAATATACGATGCAGCCCCTTTATCTATAAACAGTTCTACATTCTGTGCATGATGAGCGATATAAGCCGCAGGACCCGTATCTCCCGAATTACAGATTTCCTCCACCACATCCGCCTTATTCTTTCCGGTAATCAGAAAAATAACATGACGGGCATTCAGAATAGGATATCCGGTCATTGCAATACGCTTCTGCCCGTTACAGGGATGAATACTGACTACATAACTGGAAGTGGAAGTCAAAAGATTCTCCTGTCCTGGAAAAATAGAGGAAGTATGCCCGTCGTCTCCCGCTCCAAGCAGCACAATGTCAAACTCAGGCCAACCCAATCTGTATGGCAGTTGCTGTTTCACCAATTCGGAGTAACGAACCGCCTCTTTCACCGGCTTAGCTTCGCCACGGATGCGG